GTTGATATCCTCGAGGATCAGCGCGGTGGCGCTCGATCCGGTTTTCGCACGGGCGAGGCGCTTGTCGAGCAGGCCCCAACCTGAGTTGACTTCAACCCAATCGCCAGCGACGATGGTCGAGCCGACCACGGTGCAGGACGCACTGGCAGCGTTGCTGATCGCGGTGAAGGTCAGGGGTGCAGCGTAGGTTTTTGCGACCGAGAGGGTTGCGCCGGTACTGAGGGTAATAGCCATGGTAAGTCTCCTGGGTAATTCCGAGGAGGCTCATGGCTGAGGTGAGTCCCGACAGCGTGTGCCGGAAGAGACCTGCCGCGTGCTCGGTGACGCGATACGAATTTGGTTAAGCTTTCGTGCCCGATTGGGCCTTCAGCCATTCTTCCCACGCGCTGACCATACCCTTTGCAAGGCGGATCAACGTCTCGTGGAGCTTGATGCTTGGTGTGTTCAAAGTCTGCCCACAACGGGAAGTTTACGTATTGACAATTCTACGCGATAGCCATTGTCAATGCAACACACAATGTTGATAGCTACCAGAAGAACCGGAAGGGTGCAGTGAGGTCGTAGCTGACCCATCCGTCCTTCTGAATCTTGCGCCCAGGGACAGGGACCTCCAGGGTCAGGTCTCCCATCCTCCGGTACTTCATGATCGAGTTCAGCGCATCCTGCATGGCCAGCACCCCACGAACGCCCGCCCCCTCCTTGACGAACAGGCGCATGCCCATGCTCCCGAACGACTCTGTGTGTGGGTCCGGGTCAATGTCCAGGCGTCTCGCATCTTCGAAATCCACAGATACGGACAGAAAAGTGGGGCCGACCTTGTCCATGTCCACCTGAGTGGTGTTCTCGTAGAACACTGGGACGGATGGGAAGGTCGTTACCCACGCGGCATTGAAGTACGCCACAATCACATCTCTGGCTTCAACGTAGGTCATGTTCCAATCTTCCTCAGAATGTCAAACTGCGGTCTGGTTATTGTGGCGAAGCTGCGCTGCACGAACTCCACTGAGCGCCGCCCCGCCGCCCCCGCCCCGGCGTTCACCGGCCGGAACTTGATAAGGCCCCTCTCTATCTGCCAGGCGTAGCGCTCATCATGCTCTGCTGAGTTCGAGATGAAAATCGATTGGCCGAGCTTCGGGACTTTCCAGTGAGCATGAGCCCTGGCATAGTCCATGGCATCGGCATCGCCGCGCTTGAAGCGCACGAAATCGCCGATGCCGTCCTCTCCCTTGTGGTCGCTGTACTTCCTCGACAGCACGCCAGGCTCAAAGGTATCGACAGGGGCTCCGACAGAGACCTTCCAATTGGCAACGAAGTCTCCGCTGTTCTGTGGGGATTCCTCAAGCACCTTTTCAAAGACCTGCTTTGCGAGACCTGTCGCAGCCTTGGCTGCCTCGCGCTCAACTGCCGCGAACCACTTCTTTACCTCGGCATTGAACTGGGGTAGGCCATTAAGCGCGGCGGACATGCAGGCTCCACAACGTACCTTCATCCTGTGCAGACAGAATACGCCATACACCGTCTGAAAGTGTCAGGTTGTCTGAGGCCTTCGGCGTGATCGCCTTGAGCGTGAACAATTGCTGGTCACCGCGCTCATAGGTCTCCGACGCCTTGGTCAGGTAGTTGAAGTGCTCTTGCCACTTAACGCGCAATACCTCGACCGATGTCGGAGTGTCCACGCGGCTGTCTGTAATCGGATCGTACGCGCTCGAGTTGAAGGTCGCGGCCTCACGCGCATGCGTATCGAGCTCGTTGACCAGAGCCACACGCAGGCCAGAGTTCGATACGTAGCTCTCCTTGACCAGGTAGAGCGCACCGTTGAGGCGGACCAATGAGTCTGCAGGCGCCGTCTCGTTACCGTCGAGGAACACTTGGTACTGCGGCGGGTACTTGCCAGAGAGGTCGGCATCCGGTACGTACTTGTTGAACACCAAGGCTGCATGGGCCTCGACTGGTAGCGTGCCAGCCAACTCGTCTGTGATGCTGGTCAGTTCTGCGAGCCCGTCAGCGCCTTGGATCACATAGTTGACCCTGATTGCGCTTCCCTTCCAGTAATCAGGTGCGCCATGTCCGACGAGGTAGGTTTGACCATCAATGGTAATAGCCCCCCTCGCCGGCATGGTCACAGTCGGTGCTACTGAAATCTGGCGCTTCTTTACTGCTACGCCATCGATCTTGGCATAGCTGAGTGGCTCATACTGAACATTGATGGTTGCTGTGCCGTAGGCGTCGGTAGCGACCGTGTCGTCTGCCAGTCTGGCTGCTCTGTAGAGCCTCATTACAGGCCCGTAACAGGATCAGTCAATGGAGAGACGACCGACATGTAGACGGCCGGCGTCACCGTCGCGGCAGCCGTTCCAAGAGCCTCCATGGCGGCGATCAGGCGACTGCGCAGTCGCCCGTACTGCTCGTTCACTTCCCTGATGGTGTCACGATAGGACGCATCAAAGCGCTGCACCTCGGCCTTGCCATCGGTCATTTGCTTCGGGGCGAACAAGGGGAGGGCGCCTGTCAGGTGCCGGGCCACGGCGTAGGTCGAGAACAACTCACAGGCCGTCATGAAGCGCGTCTGCAGCCTCGTTGGCAAGGGTTCGGCCTTGACCGTTGCGTAGGTGTCAGGGAGGTCGATGTCAACGTCCTCAAGGTCCCCCGCGAGGTGGTCCGCGTAGACCTTCAGGGCCAGCGTATCGTCCTCAAGGTCTTCAGCGGACACGCCGAGAACCGCTCTTACGTCGTCGTACGTGGTGTAGTCCGTGATCATTTCTTCACCAACCATCCAGCATCGATCTGTGCCTGGAGCCACGGGTGCCATTTCACAGGCTGGAACTTCTCACCGATCGTAACTGCCTCGACCTGGTCGACGAAAGGCGGGCGCACGGCGCGGACCTCGATGATGTCACCGGATCGCGGCTCTGCTCCAACTACGGTGGGACGTGCGGGCTGCGGACGAGCCATGATATCCTCCTGTCAATAGGTGGATTGTACCAAATTTGTGACGTGAATGTGAAGGACCCTGCCAAAGCTTTGGCAGGGTCCTTGCTAACTGCACACTTGTTACGCGTACGTCAGGACGTCGAATGCGTCGGTGAAGAGACGGCGAACGATCTGACCAAAATCCCATCGCATAGCACTAGCACGACGAAGCACGAACTCTTCCTGCGCGCTGTACGACGCGTTCGTACTAGAAACACGATGGAGACCATAGTCGGTGTCAATACCGAGAATAGTCTTCGCCGGCCAGCCGACGCTCGGATCGACGATGAAGATCGGCAGGTTCGGCGCCCAGGTCGGGTTCATCGCGCTGACCGTGGAGTCGATCCGTGCGCTGGTCGGGTTGTCGTTCGTGACCACCGGGCGGCCCGTGCGATTCTCGATCGCCATGGCACCGGCGATGTCCGTGACCAGGACCTTGAGCTTGCGCTTGGTCGAGTTCAGGTAGAGCCAGTTGATCCAGGCCAACTGCGTGATGCCGGCGGTGGCCTCGGCGTCCAGCGAGACAGCGGTCGTGACCTTGCCCAGCGATGCGAGCGAGCCCTGGCCGACGTCTGCGTCACCGTTCAGGATGTTCAGCAGGTTGACGTTAGCGCGTTCGTTGCGCTCGACGGCGACCTGGCGGGCAATGGCAAGCGAGATCAGGTCGAGGTTGACGTATTTGGTGGCCTGCTCGGACCATTCGATGCCCAGCGCGTAGGTCGGGATGCGGACCTGCTTCTCGCTGGTCGTGACGCTCATCATGCGCGCCGGCTTCGCCAGTTGCGAGGTGACCTGCGACCGGCCGGCTTCAGCGCCTGTGAAGTTGATCTCGGGCCACAGGAGCCATTCATCGGCGATCGTGTCGTCCTGGGCAATCATGCCGTCGAACGCGTTGGCGTTGGTATCGAGATTGGCCAGGAGCTTGTCTTCGATCAGGGCGCCGATGGCGGGCGTCAGAAGGACGCGGGCCTGGTTTGACGGGTTGCGGACGATGGTGCCGGCTTCGTACGTGACGCGGCCGTTGACCACCGAGTCCAGGGTGCTGGACTTGATGCCGAACTTCTTCTGCGGGACCAGGACGATACCCTCGGACTCACAGAGCTGCGAAAAGGGGTCGCCATAGGCCTCGACATTGGTATCGAGAAGGCCGTTGACATAGTCACGAACAGAAGCCCGGGCATTGCCGGCTTCGCGGACCACGTCGAGGTTCATCTCGAATTGTTGAGTCGCACCTTGTGCGTCGATAAAAGCTGCCATGTCTTGGTCTCCTTAACCGTTGACGCGTGCGATGGTGGCGTACTGGCCCACGGCCGTAGTGCCTTCGAGGGACACGACACGCCAGGCGTGGTACATGCCGGTTTGGGTGGTGGCCTTGCACACCTTGACGGGTACCGTGAGCGCCGTGCCCTTGGGAACAACGGTGCCGGTAACGACATAGTCTCCAACTGCGATCACACCAGTGCCCGGAGTGGCCTGCAGGCCGTCGAGCGTCACGCGCTTGCGTGACTTGCTGTCGACCGAACCGATCGAAAAGTCATCTGCAGTGTAGGTTTCGACTGCAGTGACGAAGCCTTCGATCTGATCACCTACGGCGCACAGGCTGTACTGGCTATCGCCAATCAGCTTGACCGCTTTTCCGATCATCTTGTCGTCTTCGTAGTTGGCCGAGCCCGAGGCCGTGCCGAGTCGAGCAGTAAAGGATTCGATCCCCAACTGCGACACCATTTTGAATTTTGCCATGCTAGTCCTACTCCTTACTTGATGTGGCGAGCCGCATTGACGCGGGCCATGCGGCGCGGATCGCTCGACGCCTGGTTAGTGGTGCCTTCGAGGGTTGCGGCAACGCCGCCAACCGGGTACTTGGCTTGGAAGAGCGGGGTCAGGCGGGCATGCTCGGCAACCACTTGCGATGGAGTCATGCCCTCACACAGGCCAGCACTGCCCCCAAGGTTCAGGCTCATGTTGCCTGCTGACTTCACTGCGATCGCAACCAGCGGATCCAGTACAGCCTCGACGGCTTCGAGCTTCTCGGTGACTTTGCTCAGGTCGATGGCAGCCTTCAGGATCTCCGCGTCCTTCTCTTTGATCTGCGCGGTCAAATACTGCACAGTCTCCGAGGTTTTGGCAACTTCAGCTTTCTCGGCTTCGACCTTGGCGACTTCAGCGGCTTCCGCCTCAACTCGCTTGTCAGTTTCTGCCTTCAGCGTTGCAGCCTTCTCGGCTTCGATCTTGTCAGTCTCAACCTCGTCCAACTCGGTGTCTCCTGACACCGAAGCCGACGCGACGCCCGCAGCCAGTAGCGCGATGTCGGCTTCAGTCAGTGCTTTTTTACCCATGTCTTCCCCTCCAGGAACTTGCGCAGCGACCGCACGCGATAGTGAGCCGCTATGATTACCGCGATTATCCATAGTTTGTGGTAATGATGCAACACTTTTTCTCCTGAGGTCACCCATCACCTCGTCAAATGTTGCGATCTTGTCCACAAGACCTACATCCACCGTGGCCTTGCCGATGAACTCCTGCCCATCTGCCATCGTCTTGTCTGCGTAGGCGTAGGACTTGCCACGAGCTTCCGCCACGTGCTCGACGAATACCTCGTACGTGGCATCAACCACGGCCCGGATCTGGGCCTCGGCTTCGGGCGTCAGTGGTTCGTTGCTATCTGCGAGAGCTTTGTACTTGCCAGCGCGGATGACCGTGACCGTGACGCCCTCCATGGCGTTCTGCTTGGAGTACTCCTTGAAGGTGGCCTTGACCCCGATCGAGCCGACAAGCGACGAGCGGCCGGCGAACACTTCACCCGCGGAGCTGCCCAGCCAGTACGCAGCGGAGGCCATGATCGAGTCGGTATAGGCCGTCACAGGCTTGACCTTGTCGTTGATCAAGCGGATCAGCTTGGCCGTATCGTCACACCCGGACACGGCGCCGCCGCCGGAATCGATGTTCAACAGGATCTGGCTCACGTCCGGGTCGTTGGCCGCGGCCAGGAGTGCATCGCGGATCTCCGGGTAGCCTGTGGCTCCGAACATCTCAAGCATCCAACTATCGGAATTCATCAGCGTGCCAGAGATGTTGATCGTCGCCACCCCGTGCTCTACTGAGAGCAGGCGCGGGCCTTTATCCTCGTTGTCATCGTGGTGCTTACCAGCCTTCAGTGCGTCCTTGATGTTGGCCTCGACCTGCAGTGCTGCTTCGTAGCTGGACTGTGACCCTGCCCAGGCTCTTTCTTCTTGTATGCTCATTCGCGATCCCTATACCTTGGCGATAATCATTGGAGTGGCGTTAGTCGCCACTATTGTCTGCGTTCCTGTAGTGAGCGTTGCGTGCGGGCGACTGTACTGAACTACCAGCCTGTCACACCCTGGCGCATCAGCATATGCCCCGAGGAATTCCCCATCCCATGAGTATAATGTGGAGTCCCATACGGCAATACTATCATCCCATGATGCTTGCCTTGCCACTTATACTCCTCCTGCTACCGTCATGGCCCAACATCTCCAGCAGGCCCCGCGTCTGCGTCGAGCGTCGCCTGAGTGGCCAGGCTGTAGAGCACAGCGTATAATCCGCCGTGCGTCATCGTCCCGCCAGTCATCTCCCCTGTCAGTGGATTACGCAACGGGAATGTCTTGTCCGGTGTCGTGAATTCGATAGTGATTGAGCGCGTCGGCCTGCCTACGCTCTCCCCGTCGCTAAGAATCGTTCTCCGCTCTTCGTCGAACCGGATTGTCGGCGTCTGTCCGTAACCGTTCAGGCACTCGACGTGGCACACGCGGTCCCGCGAATCGCCCACCACTGCTTCAAGATTTCGTTCTGCTGTCGTCATTGTTTTGCCCTCAGTTGAGCACGGTGAAATTTACCCGCGTTTCAGCGGTCGCCGCGGCATTCGCAGTCAATGTGAACGATCCGGCTGCAGCAACGGCAACAACGGATTTCATCGTCGCATCGGCCGTCGCTACTGTCGCGATAATGATGCTGCTCGTCGTCACACGGCTGTTCGTGACGACCAGAGACGAGGCGCCTGCAGCGAAATTGACTGAGCCGAGCGTGTTATTGATCGTCCTCGCGCCGGTCGTGCCGCCAGCGGTGATGGTTTTGTCGAGTCTGATATCACCTTGGAAAACGAAGG